CCCAGCCCAGTATTGCCAGGTTGGCCTTCCACAGCCTCGTTAGTTAATGTGTGTTCCACGGCTTGACGTTGTACTTCAGCCGCGGCCTTACCCATTTGCCGTTGATCCTCTAATTGTTCTTCATGCTGGAACTGTGCCAACATCGTTTGTTTTTGCGCCTGTAATTGATTAGCTTGCAGAGCGGCTGGTGAATTAGCATCGTGCTTCTGCTTCTCATCCGGATTCATCTTACGCAAGAACGGTTGAGAATACTTCCAACCTGATATATCCGTAAGAGCTTTAAAAATTGCTAATCCATCAAATAGATATCCGGCATCTCCGACATTAGACGCAAATGTTGGATTATTGAGCAAATTCATCACGAACGGTATTGATTGTGCCATCTCTTTCTTTGCACCGAGATGCGCTCCGGCCAATACGGAATATTCAATTTTTGCTTCTCTAAATTTAATATGATCCAAACTCAATACTTCGCCCAATTCTTCTCCCAATACATCGCGGAGAACTTTAGAAGGCAGAAGTTGATTATTAAGATCATCCATAATGTACAACCAAGGTTCAAACACTTGACGAATGAACCGACCGTCTGGGCCGTCGAGTCTTGAAGCATTAGCTTGCACAACAGCCGCTGCGCCTGTTCCTGATCGCATACCTGTGGCATGAGCACCAGAAAGAGATGAACCTTGACCTACAATTTCATTCGCCCCTGATGTCGTAGCTGCCGTAGACTGGGCCTGTTGAATAAACTGCCACGCTTCTCCCGGCACCGGAGGCATAGTCATAAACTTAAATGACTTATCTACATCATCATCAACATCAATAATTTTACCCAAACCCCATCGTGTGGTCTGAGTCGGAGTATTAAAACCTTTCTTTCGAATTGCCGTAGGTTGCAATCCATACGCCAACAAATCCAAAGCAAGATTAGTTACACCCTGCTCGACTAATTGTTCAGAACCAATAAGAACGCCCAATCCCTGACCGTAAAAACAATCCGGAATATTACGCCAATTGGCCGACAAAAACGGAATCTTGCTATAAGGATTCGCTTCATTCCGAATAAGAATATTATGACCATTACAAGTCAGAACAACAATAACCCGATCGTTAGTCCAGTGCTCGAGAATCTCCAAACCCTGTTTTAAAGGATCGGCGGTTGTCTTATAATTCCGTGGAACCGCGTGCTGAATATACCCACGCATACCCTCCGGAATTGTCATGCTGATATTATCAGCACCTGGAGTAACATCTTTAGCGGTTTCAAAAACCTGTCGTAAAACAGGTTCATCTGGGATATCGTACCCCTCGACATCACGAAGAATATCTAAATCGTGATAAGTGGCATAATCACGATAGACTACATAACCAGCGCGACGAATATCGCCGTAGCGACAACCGGGATCCACAAGCACAGTACGGATATCGCAATACTTAACCCAAGGACGAGAAATTTGTTTTTCGTCCCACGAAAAATCAAACTCATCCGATTCTGGCGTATCAACATATTGTTTACCTCCACCCGGAATAACTATTTCTGTTGGCGCGGCCTTACGAGTATATTTAGGTTCTTTTTTCGTATAATTCGCAAAACCCCACTTCATGATACCTGTACCAAGAAGAGCCATCTGATCCAAAGTTCGTTCGGCTTCTTCTTCAAATTTCATATCCCATAATTGGGCAGAAAAGAGAGCCGTCTTGGCACGAACTACATCTTGGTCAGTTCCGGGAAGTGGACGAAGAAGAAACGGGGGATCCTCATAAAAAATACCCGACACAAGTTTTGGAACAATGGATGATATATGATTACTGACGAGAAATTTCGGAACACTCGCCATCGATACATTACCACCCTCAAAAGCAGAAGCCGATGCGGGCGATTGATAAAGAGTATCGGCGAGCGTCCAACCCGAAGCCCACTGAAGAACATTCATATAATTCTCAGCGGTTGTTGTGTCGTCTAATACTAATTTAACTGCGGCGGTATCCGAAAACTCAAAGGTATTAGTTTCTGAATCGTATGTTTCGTTTTCTTTGTTGATTTCATTCGCAGGTTCAACATAAAGAGCCTCGACATCTTTTACATTCTGATCTTCGGGCATCTATCCTTTATTCTTATATCGAGGAGCAAAAGGAATACCAAAAGTTCCGCGGATACCGTCGTCTTCTTCTGGCTTAACCGGATTCTTTGAAACAGGACCTAGACCGTCACGAAGCCATTGGTGGCCAGTAGAAACAACGGAAGTATTGCCTCCTGAAAAAATACTATCATACATTCTACGAATTGTAGAACGCTGATCACGCGCTTCTTTTTCTTTTTTAATTGCTTCGGCTTCCGGATTTGGAGTAAGACCTATGCACGGCATACGTCTTGCCACGCTTCCTATAGCATCTGGAATATCGTCCTTACGACCGCTATTCCCTCTTCCGGGTTCTCCCGTAAAATCTTGGAATTGTTTGAAAGTTAAATCGAGCCACGGTCCGTGGGCGAATCTAATTAATCTCAAACGAAAAAGAACTTCAAGCCCTTTAATACGATTCACTTTGGCATTTTTATGGGGGTCGGGAGAAACAGGCGTAATAGCCCCGTCATATCCCTGCATCATCTTTTGTTTATTCAAAGCCGAACCGAGATCTTTCATCTCCAAATTCTTAGGTTGTTCAAATAAAGTAAAAAGAGGATTCCATTTTTTAGATAAGGCAACCATATTATAAGCCAAATCAAAAGTGGACATTCTTTCCGCTTTAATTTCCCAAATAAAGAGTTCCCACATTTCATCGGGTCGCTGCCATATTTGCCAAACAACACCAGCGCAATAATCAGATTTTTTACCGTCCGTTAAAGCCGTGTCCCACCAAATGCCCAGTTCACCCTGATCCCTAGATGGAGGCGGAAAATCCAATACGGTCGATTTAGTTAAAATAGCGGAATTAAAAGGATTGATATAAGGAGAATCTTCATCATGCGCCGGCTCATTAAGAATCTGAGCACGAAAATCCGTTTCATTATTGAACACGTCAACCATAAAGTGTTCAAATGTTTTTTGGGGAGTTGATTTCAACTCCGGAAACAACAACTCCACCATATCAAGTTTAAGTTCTTTTAATGGAAGTTCTTTCCACGCTTGGCCTTTATCTGTAAAACCATCTCTTACTCGCCAACCCGAACGAACCTGAACGAACAAACTATTCTCAATGCCGTGATCGCGGGCCTCTTGCTCTGCCTTAATACGATATGCATACCAATCGTCGCTACTATATCGTGTACCGAGAATATCAAAGAACCCATGAGGATCGAGCAAGTGGATAGCCTGATCGAACTTCTTTTTCAATTTCGCGCGAGCTTCCTGACTATCGGAGTTTCTATTTGAAACCACATCATCTGCTTTCATAACATCGCAGTGTTGCGTGGCCAAAGTTGCCATGATCGAATCAGCCCATAGCGTCGGGTCCTTCTGGGCGTGACGACGAGCCGGCGATACAAAGGGTTGAACGCTAGACCCATCTCTGCCGCGTAGAACGTATTCCGGAAACATCAATTGAAAATCGGTTAATACAGCACCCTTGGGTTGATACAAATAGCCCTTAATCTGGCGCACAAAATCGTCCGAATTCTCTTCTTCAGCGGTCACAATAAAAAGACGAATATCGGGAACGTTCAACATCCACTGAAGACTATCCACCGAATTAATAGTTGTCTTATAGTGATAACGAGGATCTAAAAGCAAACGATGGTGGCAAATTGATTGCCGCTCAATCGCATTATGAACCTGCTTAAGAGTATATCCCTCGTGGTAGACTCCATCAAAATTCTTCTGAACGAAGAAATCACATATTTGTTGATGTACGTGCTTATACCAAAGCCAACCTAAAACCGAGCCAAGCCAAAATAAATCTTTACGTGCTCTATCTCGAAGTTCAAGCCAATGATCAAAAGACACATCCATATTTAAGATTGCGTGACCATAAACAAAAAACTGATACAGAGCTTTAAGTTGTGAATCAGACAAAGCCTCTGATCGAAACCGTGGGCCAGATCCGTCTATCTCATGAAGGATCTCGTAAACTTTTTCCGCCTGCTTATTGTATTCTTTTTCGTTTTTCTTTTCTTTCGCATACCGCTTATTATACTCGTTCTTTGCTTCGCCTTTTAATGGCATTGAACACACCTATTCCTTTAAATTTAACTACGATTGGTAATACTATTGGGATTGCGGAATATCCAGATGGATATCCTTTGTATATCTGATTAGATATCTAGGCTGATATCAGGATTGATATCTTGGCGATCTCGACTTGTGAAATACAATTTGTAGACAGAAGACGGATAAGTCTTTTATGATTCTTATGCGCTATCCCCTTCAAATGACGACGCAAAGTATGCGGATACCTAAATTCTATTTGGCATAATCCACAAACAGGCTTTGGTACATAAGATCGAAACTTCGGCACATCGACTTTATCTATAAACTCGATAGGCATTTTAAACCCTCCTAGATACACAAGGAGGATATCAAAATTTCTTTATAATGTCAAGCTTTATTATTCAGAACCGTCCTGCCTTTTTTTATGTGCCAAGGCATACGGCGTATCAGAAAATTCGTGCGGCGATCCTATATTAGTAAACTTTTTGATTATATCGGGAGCCTTCTTTGCGACAGCCGTAGCCGCTTTTTCAACACCTGATAAAATATTACCTGCGATACTCGCCATATCCGCCTCTCGAATTATAATCTTTAATCATTAATGCGGCCCACAATACTAG